TAACGTTTTGATTGATTTTCGTAACATCCGTAACGTTTCTTGGCTCAATAACCATGGTTTTAAAATCACTGTACAAAATTTATGCAACAAAACGATTGGTTTTTTGACCGAAATGAACCAAATTTGTATTATTAAATGGCTAATAAACCCTTATAAGGAAAGTTATGTCGAAGAGTGTTACGACAGAGCGAAAGCTGACAAACCGTCAGAGAGAGTTTTGTAAACTGATTGTCGAGGGCATTTATTCAAATGCCGAATGTGCTAGGAAGGCAGGATTTTCTGTAAATGTGGCTCCGAAAACAGCCTCCGTCTTGTTGAACGGAAAGGATTACCCTCATGTAGTAGATCACATAAAAGAATTAAGGGAGGAAAGAGAACGCCAGTACGGAGTTACTTTGATTGGTCAAATGAAAAGATTATCTGAGTTGTCAAAAGGTGCGGAGGATGTTGGTCAGTATTCAGCAGCAATCAATGCAGAAAAGATTCGATCCGCGTTGGGTGGATTGACAATCGATAGAAGAGAAACAGTTAACCGAATAGATGATATGACTAGAGAAGAAATCATGGGTCGGTTGGCTGATCTTCAGAAAAGATATCCGCATGCATTTATTGAGGGAGAGTTCAAAGATGTCACGAGGACCGGAGGCGAATTTCTGGACAGCGATTCGCAAGAAGCTACCGAAAAATTCTTACGCTTGGAGACTAGAGAACAGAGTCTCAGCGGGGATGCCTGATCTTTATATCGTTTGGGAATCAATATCGTTCTGGATAGAACTAAAGGTAATCAAAAGTAATAAAGTGAATTTAAGTCCGCAACAAATCGCTTGGCATACCTCTCATAGCCACGCAGGAGGTCTCTCTTTCATC